TCACTGACGACCTGGCAGCGCCGCGTGTCATGTGCGTGCCTCAGTTGCACGGCAACGACCTGGGTGTATTGGCCGGTCGACTGGCGAACTCTGCCGTCAGCATCGCCGACAGCCCGATGCGCGTAGCCACCGGCGCATTGCTGGGGCTTGGACCGGTACCGCAGGACAAGGACGGCGTTCCCCTGGACAGATCGGTTCGCATTGAACTGGACAAGTCGCGCTTTTCGGTCAGCCAGACCTATACGGACTATCCGGGCGTGTACTGGGGCGACGGCAACCTGCTGGACGCACCAGGTAGCGACTACCAGGTGATCGAGTACCTGCGCATTGTCGACAAGGCAGCGCGTCAGGTCCGACCGCTGCTGATTCGCCGTGTGGCTGATCGCCGCCTGAACAACAGCCCTAACAGCATGGCGACCAACAAGACGTTTTTCATGACGCCGCTGCGTGCGATGGCCAAGACCACCACCTTCGCCGGCCAAACCTTCCCGGGCGAAATCGAACCTCCGGCAGACAACGCCATTGTCTTGTCCTGGAAGAGCAAAACCGAGGTCGAGGTTTACATCAGCGTCCGCCCCCTCAACTGCCCGAAAGTCCTGACCGCGAACATCGCGCTCGACCTTTCGACCACTGCAAAGGAGTAACCCCGCATGTCTGCAAAGATTGGCGGTAAGAACTTTGACGTGAACCTGGGCGATCTGCTCGTTCACGTCGAGAGCTGCACCATCGACATCACCGACAACAGCGCCGTGGCCCAGACCAAGGGCGTGCCCAATGGCCCTGTCGATGGCGACGTGGCCGCCGCCGGCGAACTGGAACTGGACACCACCAACTTCAACCTGCTGATCGAGCAAGCCAGATCTGCTGGCAGCTTTCGCCAGCTGAAGCCGTTCGACATCGTGTTTTTCGCCAAGTCCGGCGATGAGGAACTGCGTGCCGAGGCCTTCGGCTGCAAGGTGCGGATCTCCAGCCTGTTGAGCATCGACCCGAAAGGCGGTGAGAAGAGTAAGCACAAGGTCCCGTTCGACGTCACCAGTCCGGACTTCATCAAGATCAACGGCGTGCCATACCTGAGCGCCGCAGAGATCGAGGGCCTGACCTGATGGTTTGCCCGTTCGACCGTGCCCAGGCACTGGAGCTTCGGCAGCGAGAGCAGGCCATCGCGGCCGTGCTTGCGCGTAAGCGGCAGATCGGGCCGAGCCGCACCCATTGCGAGGACTGCGACCACGAGATTCCCGCGCTACGCCAGGCGCAGGGCGGGATCACCCGTTGCACCCCATGCCAATCCATTTTCGAGAAGAGGCCTCATCGATGAGCAAAAGCCCTTGGCCGAATTTCAGCTACGACGAGTTGCGTTGTCGCTGTGGCCGCTGCAGCAGTGACGGGACCGAGATGGATCCGGCGTTCATGGACCAGGTACAGAAGCTGCGCGTCCTGTTCGGCAAGCCGCTGACCATCAACAGCCCGTATCGCTGCCCGAAACACCCGGTGGAAGCCAAAAAGGCCAAGCCTGGCGTGCATGCCGAAGGCAAGGCGATCGACATCGCCTGCACCGGCGCCGACGCGGTCGAGCTGCTGCGTCTGGCCATGACCCTGCCGTTCACCGGCGTGGGCATTCAGCAACGCGGTACCGGCCGTTACATCCACCTGGACATGGCCGCTGCCCAGGCCGGTCGTCCACGTCCAACGCTCTGGAGCTACTGACATGCACCGTACCCGAGTGGTGGCCATTATCGGCGTACTCGCTGCATTGGCGGGCAACCAGTTGAACAGCGTCACCGATTACTTCGAAAGCACTTACGCGGACTACGTGGGCACCGTGGCTGGCGCGTATTGCCTGGCGCCTGCCGAGCTGCGCGGCACGCTCCGTCAGGTCATCGACGAAAGTGCGGCGCCCAACAAAATCCGCGTGGAGTGCGCCGCCGATGCCCTTTAGAAGCGACCTGATCGTCAAGGCGGTGAACGGTTCGCCGTTGTGGGATCTGGTCCGGCCGCTGTTCTTTGTCACTGCAGACGGTCGACCGGTGACCGTGCCAGCTGGCTATCGCACGGATCTGGCCAGCGTGCCGCGTCCGGTGTGGTGGCTGGTGCCGCGTGACGATGAACTGGCCCGCCGGCCGGCCGTGGTGCACGACTACATCTACACCCACCTGACCCGCAAATTCACCAAAGCTGAAGCCGACCTGGTGTTTTACCAGGCCCTGCAGGAAGAGGGCATGCACAAGCCTCTGGCCTGGCTGATGTACAGCGCGGTCCGCATCGGCGGCCGTGGCAACTGGAGCGCATGACATGGAGTTGAACCCGCTGACCGTCAGCGTCTTGCTGGTGCTGACCGAACTCGCCCTGACCGGCGTGCTGGGCTTTCAGGTTTACCTGTTCAAACAGGTCAGCGCGGCGCGCCGTGAACACCTGGAACTGCGCCTCTACATGGCCCAGAACTACGTGAGCAACGAGCAATTCGACAAGGTTATCTCTCGGCTGGAAACCCGTCTGGAAAACCACCTCGACACCTATTTTCGCAACCTCAACAAGAGAGCAAACGCATGACCGACGTAAAACGCGACATCACCCTGGAACTTGGCGACCTGGAACTCACCTTCCACCTGACGCCCCAGGACGTGACCAAGTATTTCAACGCCACCACACAGGCGAACAAGGTCGCGCCGGCGCACAACCTGCTGATGAGCACCATCAAGCCGGAAGGCAAAGATGACCTTAAGGCGCTGCTGGAAAACCCGGTGACCACCATGACCATCGCCGGCGCGCTGCTCGAGGAGTACTCGCCGAACCTCGACATCATCGTAAAAAAGTCCTCAGCCACGCTGACGGCTTAACCGACGACGGGCTGGGCCAGCTGCTGGCCCTGACCCACCGCTGGCTGCCCGGTGCCGAACCCACGATCGAGAACATGGGCACGGCCAAGTGGTTGGAAGACGAATACTGGAAACGCATGGAATTTGCCGTCGCTAACGGCATTTCCCACGCCTTCAACGGATAACAATCCATGGCTGACCGCAGCGCCCGCTTGGCTTTCATCCTCAGTCTGACCGACAAGGTCAGCGCGCCCCTGGGCAGGGTGAAAACCAGCTTTTCCGACCTGGCCACCCAAGGCGAGGGCAACATCAAACAGATGGGCCTTGGCTTGGGCGGGATGATCGGCGCTGCCAAAGGCATCAGCGAATCGCTGGAACCGGCGTTGGAAATGAACCGCGCCCTGGGCGAAGTTCGCTCGCTGGGTGTGGCCGAAGATGCGCTGAATGCCCTCAATCAAAAGTCGCTGGAGTTCTCCGTGAACTATGGGGAGAACGCCCGCGACTTTGTGGCCTCGGCCTACAGCATTTCGGGCGCGATCAAGGGGCTGTCCGGCGATCAGCTGGCGACCTTCACCAACACCAGCAACCTGTTGGCCAAGGCCACCAAGTCCGACGCCGAGACCATGGGCGCCTATGTCGGCACCATGTACAACCTGTTCAAAACCTCGGCCGATGCCATGGGCAAAAGCCAGTGGGTTGAAAAGCTGGGCGGCCAGACGGCATTGGCGGCCCAGTTGTTCCGCACTGATGGCGCGCAGCTCAAGGATGCGTTCAAGGAAGTGGGCCAGCTCGCCACAACGGCGGGCATCGACATCGCCGAGCAGTTCGCGGTGCTCGGCACGCTGAGCAGCACCATGGAAGGCGGCGATGCCGGCGGCCTGTACAAGTCGTTTTTCGAGAACATTGGCGGGGCTGCGGAAAAGACGGGGCTAAAGTTCACCGACGCCGCCGGCAATACCTTGCCGATGATCCAGATCCTGAACAAGCTGCAGGGCAAGTACGGCGACTTGACCAGCGCCGCCGCCGGCACGAAGTTGACCGAGGCGTTCGGTGGGGAAGGGGCGCGGGTGATCAACGCCCTGGCCAAGGATACCGATCGCTTCAAAAACGGTCTGGATCAGCTGGGCAAAGTCCGCGGACTTGAGAACGCCGAGAAGATGGCCAAGGCCATGGTCGACCCGTGGCAACAGTTCGGCG